GTTTGCCAGTCGCTCGTCATTCTTTTGAGCGTTGCATAATTTGACATCGTTGCATTGTCCGTGGGAATCACGGAATTAAGCAACGCCTTAGGCATCGACAAGTCGGTCGTCTCCCGTCTCGTCAAGAAAGGCATGCCCACGACCAGCGTGGACGCCGCCCAAGCGTGGCGCGAATCGAACGCACCGCCGCGCGCCAAGCGTGGGCAACGCGGCACACCGCCACCGGCGCCGAAACTCTCAAAGGTCGCCGAACCTCCGAGAGTGTCAGAGCCTGCCGAGCCTCTGCCAGTTCCTCCACCGCCGCCGGTTCACGACAGCGCACCCGAGCCGGACGACGAAGACAACACGCCGCGCCAATCCCTCCGCCGCGCCCGCCTTGCCGAGAAGGTCGGCTACAACGAACTCGTCATCTGCAAGCGCAACGGCGGATCGGTCGAAGACATCCGCAAGGCAAACCAAATCTACATCGCCAGCCGGAACAACCGCATCAAGGCCGAGAAGGATTTCAAGGACTGGCAACGCCAGGAAGCCATCACCCTCTTCTACGACGAAGCGCGCGACATCACGAGCCGCCCGCACATCACCGCCAAGCAGCTCCTCGAAGTCATGCCCAAGACCCTCGCCACCCGGCTCCACGGCCAACCGCAGAAAACCATCGAAGCCACCCTCGCCGAGTGGGCCGACAACCTCACGACCATCATCCGAAAAGCAATATGACCATCGAACACCTCAAAACCTCCGACCTCATCCCCTACGCGCGCAACGCGAAAAAGCACGACGCCAGCCAAGTCGCCAAGCTCGCCGGGAGCATCCGCGAGTTCGGCTTCACCAACCCCGTCCTCATCGACAAGGACAACGGCCTCATCGCCGGTCACGGTCGCGTGCTCGCCGCTCAATCCCTCGCACTCGAGTCCGTCCCCTGCATCCGCCTCGGCCACCTCACCGACACGCAACGCCGCGCCTACATCCTCGCCGACAACCGCCTCGCCGAGATCGGCGGCGGGTGGGATGAGGAAATGCTCAAGCTCGAACTCGCAGACCTCGCCGCCTTGGATGTCGATGTCGCCGAGATTGGGTTTGGCGCTGAAGACCTCGCCGAGCTTGAGATGGAGGACGAATGCGAAACCTCAGACGTCGACGCCGAACCACAGATTGACAAGGCCGAAGAACTCCGCGCCAAGTGGGGCGTCGAGCCGGGGCAACTTTGGGAGCTTGGCGACCATCGGTTGCTGTGCGGGGATAGCACGATCCCGGAGCATGTGGCAAAACTCATGGGAGGAGAGAAGGCGCAACTCATTCACGCAGACCCGCCGTATGGAATGGGGAAAGAAAAAGACGGGGTGCAAAATGACAACCTCTACCGCGAAGAATTAGACGCCTTTCAAATGGCATGGTGGCGATCCTTTCGGCCACACGCCGAAGACAACGCCAGCGCCTACATCTGGGGGAATGCCGAGGACTTGTGGCGGCTTTGGTATGTCGGCGGGTTGGCAAAATCGGAGCGCCTCACTTTTCGGAATGAAATTGTTTGGTGGAAAGGGAACTCAACGACCGGCCGAGTTGTAGGAATGGGGCAAGCGACAAGCGCCGGTAGATCATACTCGGAACTTTCTGAGCGCTGCCTTTTCTTCATGCTTGGCGAGCAGGGATTCAACAACAACGCCGACAACTATTGGGACGGGTGGGAGCCGATCAGGTCATACCTTGTTTCTGAAAAAGAAAAAAGCGGACTCACCAACGCCGACATCTTAAAAATCACCAGCACATACCACACACATTATTGGGCAACTTCTCAGTGGGCATTTCCAACAGAAAAAGACTACAAGGCAATCCAATCGCTTTGTAAAGGCAACGCCTTCAAGCGGGAATACGACGACCTCAAGCGGGAATACGACGACCTCAAGCGGGAGTTTTACGCCACACGCGCACACTTCGACAACACGCACGACAACATGACCGACGTGTGGGAGTTCGGCCGAGTGACGGGAGAAGAACGCCACGGGCACGCCACACCTAAACCCGTTGAGATGATGAAGCGCGTAATGCTTTCAAGTCTCCCCAAGGGCGGAATATGCGTGGAGCCTTTTGGCGGCAGTGGGTCAACTTTAATGGGTGCAGAAAATACAGGCCGCAAATGCCGCGCCATCGAAATCTCGCCCGCCTATGTCGCCGTGGCGATCCAGCGCTGGGCCGATGCAACCGGCAAAGAACCCAAGCGCCTCGCATGACCCCCGCCGCCGAAGCCCTGCGCGAACACCTCCGCTCGATCTACGCGCCGATTGACCGGCGCACCGTCACCGAGTGGTGCGCTGACGAAGTGATTCTGAGCGAGAGGCAGACGCAGATGCCCGGAGCATTTTCGACCCGCCTCACGCCCTACCTCCGCGAGCCGCTCGAGTGCTTCGGCGATGTCGATGTTTCCGACCTCGTGCTGGTCTTTGGAACGCAGACCGGCAAGACGACGATGGTGCAGGCAGGCGCCGCCTGGCGCATCGTCAACAAGCCCCAGCCCGTCGTGTGGGTCATGCCCACCGAAGGCCTCGCCCGATCCTTCTCTGAGACGCGCTGGCTCCCGCTCTTCGACGACAGCGCAACCCTTGCGGCTCAGAAGCCCGCGGACCGGCACCGATTCAAAAACCTCGAGCAGCATTTTTCGCGGTGCTCGCTCGTCTTCGTCGGGTCGAACTCCCCGGCGAACCTCGCCAGCCGCCCCGCCGGACTCCTTCTTATGGACGAGGTGGACAAATTCGCCCGCGAGACAGACCAAGAAACCTCCGCGCTTTTCCTCGCAGAGAACCGCACCAAGTCCTTCGTCGGCGCGCTCCGCGTCAAGACCAGCACCCCCACCACGCCGGACGGCGCGATCTGGCAGGAATACCAGAAAGGCACGCAGGAGAAATTCATGCTCGAGTGCCCGCATTGCCACGAACGCATCGAGCTTTTGTGGGAACAGGTCAAATGGGACACCGACGCGAAAGTGGCCGGCAAGTGGAACATGGCCCGAGTCGAAGAGTCCGCGCGCTACATTTGCCAACGGTGCGGAGGCGAGTGGAACGACGGCCAGAAAATCGAAGCCCTGCAAGACGGCAAGTGGCAGGCCACAAACCCCAGCGCCCAACGCGGCTTTCGCAGCTTCCACCTGAACTCCCTCTACGCCCCGTGGCGCTCCTGCACCTTCGGCGCGCTCGCCGTGAAATTCCTCCGCGACAAGGACACGCTCAACGGCCTGCAAGATTTTACCAACAGCACCATGGCCATGCCGTGGGAGCAGGTCGAGACCAGCATCGGCGACGCCAACATCCTCAGCCTCCGCGGCGACTACACGCGCGGCACCTGCCCTATCGAGCCAGCGCACATCGTCACCTGCGCCGACATCGGCCAGGACAAACAACACTGGACCACGGTCGCCTTCGACGCCAACGGCCAGAGCTTCGTCCTCGACTACGGCACCACGCTCACCATCGAAGACCTCCTCGCCGACTCGCCCCGCCGCATCTACCGCACACCCAGCGGGCAGGAAGTCCGCCCCGAGTGCGGCCTCATGGATTCCGGCTTCGCCACATTCCGCGTTTACACCGCTTGCCAAGTCAGCGCCGGATTCTGGCACGCCGCCAAAGGCTCCGGCGCAACCTTCGGCAGCCGCATCGGGCGCACCGTCATCGACGACTTCCCCGGCGTCGTGCTCTACACCTTCGTCGACCACGCCATCAAAACGGAACTCTTCATCGACCGCATCCGCAACGGCAAGCCCCCGCTCGCCATCCCGCGCGACACCACCGAGGACTTCCTTCGCGGCATGAGCGGCCAGCGCCTCGTCCCCCGCAAGACCTCCACCGGCCAAGAGTTCGTCTGGAAATCCGTGGCGCAAGATCACTACATGGACGCCGTAAAACTCTGCCATGTCGCCTGGCACATCTTGAAAAACTGATCATCTCGGTGCGCTCACCGAAATGACCCCCGCCCGCCGCGCTAGGTTTTAAGCGGCTCCGCAAGCCTTCAAAAATATTTTCATTTTCTTGAAAAAAAGTTGTTGACGAGAAATCAAGTTCATGAGAGAGTGATTGCGTTATGAAAAACAACACCACAACAAAAATCCAAATGAACAACAACGAGAGCCTGACACGCGGAATCACCCGCAACAACGACGGCACATTTACAGCCCTCACATTCAGCGCCTCCAAAACCTTCAAAACCCAAGCCGGTGCAGTCCGCTGGCTTGCCGCCCGCCTCGGATAATCAACATAACCAAAAACCAAAACGACAAAATGAACGCACAACCAACTGCCAGAATCGTAGACATCGAAGACAACAGCCGCCTCAAAGTTGTATTGACCACCCCGCTTCGCGGAATGATGCAAGTTTTCAGAGCGCACGGATATAAATGCACAGGGTCCAACCGAAACCCCTACAACCGAGCTGAGCTTCAAGGGCTGCCAATGTTTTCGGGTTTGATTGGCCCAATGTGGGACGGCGACGGGAGTGTCCTCTACGAAACAACGGCAGCTTATAATGACATTTCCGCAGACATTTCCTAACCACCCACCCGGCGCGGGTTCGATCCCCGCGCCACCAACCAAAACAAAAATGAAAACCAACGACCGAAGCCTCTACAATTCGCTAGCCTGCCTTGTGATCCTCGGCAAAGAACTGAAACGCACGCTTGAAGACTTAGCCCTTGCCCTCCAAAAATCCGAACAAATCCTCATCGCCCACAACCTCAAATCCACCCGCTCGAAAAAATGAAAACCGAAATCAAATTCAAAACCATCGGCACACGAGCCGTCGTCTCAAAAGAAATCACGAAAGACCATGCTGCCGAAATCCTGAAAAAAAATCCAGCACTCACCCAAGTGGACACTCCCTCCGGCTACTACCCAAGGCCATGAGCAAAAAGCCCACCACCCACGGCGGCCCGCGCAAAGGATCGGGCCGCCCCAAAGGCGCGAAATCAAAAAACGCCAAAGGCCGAACCGCCGTCACCCGATCCGTCTCCATGCAGCCGGAAAGTTGGGACAAGCTCGACCGCGCCCGAGGCGACCAATCACGCGGGAAATATATCGAGTCCCGCCTTTGAATTCCTCCCCCTCTGTGTCCTCTGTGCTCTCTGTGGTTAAACCGCTGAATCTTTGACACGCCCGCCGAGGCGTGACCGATCTCGACAAAATCTCCGGCGTAAAATCCTACCTCCGCCGCACCAAGACCACGGCCGAACTCCAAACCCTCGCCGACGCGGCTTTTCTTTCTGCGTCCGAGGAAGTCGTCATCACATCCATCTCTGGCGACGGCACCGCCTCCAGCGGACAGGTCAGTTTTCCAAAATGGCTCCTCCTGCAAGCCCTCGAAGAAATCCTTGAGCAGCCAAACGGCCGGCAACTCTGCACGGTGCTCGACCGCTCGTTTTTCACGACCCCCGTTTGACACGGCCCTCGGAGTCAATGGCTCCGAAAATCAAGAAATCAAGTTGGGGTGGTCCGCGCCCCGGTGCCGGCCGTCCTCGCAGAGACCCACAAGCAGCGGCCTTTGAAGGAGCGGAGCACTCCCGCGAGCGCTCCTTGATTGTCATGAATACCTACGAGCCCAAGCGCGAACTCGCGCCACGGACTCGCATGGAGCTCATGCAGCGCGCCCGCTGGCTTTACAACAATTTCGGCACCGCCTCCTATCTCATCGAGCACCTCGCCCAGCGCGCCGTGGGAACCGGCATTGTCCCCAAGGCCCGCACCTCCGACACCGCATGGAACCGCCAAGCCGAGCGCGCCTTTGAAGACCGCGCTTGCGGCGATGCGTGGGCTTTCGATGCCAGCGCCCAAGTAAATTTCTACGGCGCGCAATCTCTCATCCTCCGCCAAGTCGCCTGCGACGGCGACTTTTTCGCGCAATTTCTTTCCACCCAAGCAGGCGGCACCCGCGTCCGATTCATCGGCGCCGAGGCGGTCGGATCCACGGCCAACAGCAACGAGCGCGCTTTCGACGGCGTTCTTCTCGACCGCTTCAACG